TCCATAATATACTTTGAGTCTTTGAGAACGTTATATGTTTTGTTATTTTTCATAATAATAAATATCAGATTCTTTGTATTGCATCATAAATTTGTGAAGATATTGGTTTAGGAAGATTATCTTTTGTGAACCAATTGAAATCTTCATGCTCCCAATCTATTTTAACAAAAAATCGTTTTTTAACTTTATAGATAAAAAGAAAATACATTCTATTATCTGTAAAGTATCTATTTATGCAAATAAGTTTTTCATTCGGAGGTATTTGATAAGTAGTTTCTTCAAAAAATTCTCTACGAGCACATTGCTCCATTGACTCGAAGTTATTAACATCAGCTTCACCAGAAGGAACTGACCAATGGCCACCTAGATAGTGTGCCTTAGATGTTCTTTTTGTTAAGAGAAATTCACCGGAAGTGGTCATAACAAGTACGCCAGCCGCTCCCGGTTTTATTACTCTTGATAATTCTTCTGGTGATATGTGATTTATGTTAGCCATTTGATACGAACTCTAATGGATATTTCCCATTTTTTAATCTATTGTATACCATAATCAGTTCGACTTCGTTCATATCATCAAGGTGTTCTTTGCCAACAACCGACTGACACCATGACATGAATTTCTTGTCACCATCCCAAGATATTCCCAACCTATCTGCAATTTTATGTATATTTTTTGGAATCATTTTTTGTATGGGAACATATCGTTTAGTTTCTGGCGTCTTTTATTGCAACCACAATCATCTTTACCGACTACATTTGCAACTGCCTCTGCTACCTTATCCAATCCAAATGTGTTTGTAATTTTAGCAACAGTATCACCTAAACCTGTTGATTTTTGATTTTTGTTCTCTTTACTCATAATAACCACCTTTCAATTAGTTTTACTTTAATGTAATTAAATAACGAAGTTTATTAAATTCTGCCACCATTTCATCACGAATGTTAAGCAAGTCTGTATCTGTTTGTTGATTCAAAACGTTGTCCAAATTTAGTAAATATGATATGGTTTCATCTATAAAGGATATAATATCTTTTTCATTTCGGTTGAAAAGTTTGAATGGAAGTGCCGGGACTCTACCGTATTTACCCATAAGAACTTCAACAAATCCATCGATCAATTTATTCATGGCACTATATGTTCTACCATATGCCTGGTGACGAGCGTATGATTTTGTTTGCCAATGAAAAAACCTCAATTGTGTTTGTATTGCAACTAGTGTGCTTGCGATTTCATGCATCCGTATACTCCAAAAATTAAAATCTGTATTCCAAATATAAATATGTTTTATTCAAACAAACAAGGTGGATTTTTTAATAAATTATCCAAATCCACATTTAATGATTTAAGAGATTCTATTTTATTATTTTTTTCGTTTATTTCAATTCTAAATGGTGCTGATTCATAGACGCCAATATCAGTATTTGATATTACTTGATGGATATTTCTCAATAGATTGATAGATTCATTCAAATTATTTTCTAGATCAGAATATTTACAATACAAAATTATATCGTTTGAGAAGGTTGCATCGGTAGTATATCGTATTCTATTATCAAAATCTACTCTGTTGAATTTTTCCATAACACTATTCCAATGAGATTTGGTATACTTCAATCTTAAATTGCTAAAATAATCGTGATTAAATTCAATTGATTTTTTTAAGTAGTCTGATACCATTTCGTCATTTAAGTATAAGTTTGAAACAAATGGTTCTATATTCATAAGAACATTAACATCAGCATACTTGTCTAAATCAATCAAAATACCAATATCATAAAAATAACTAACATCATGCCCAAACTTTCCCCATTTACGAATGAATCTAAGTAACTCTTGATAATCAGCTCTACTTTGTAATTCATTTTTTATTTTAACCGAAGTGTCATTTTCCTTAAACCAATCCTTGCCCCTAGATGAAATACAAGTAAAATGATAAACTGCGGTTTTCCAAGACTGTTGTAAGTTTATATCATTTAATTTACATCTAATGATAAAATCTGAATCCTCTCTTGAACATCTAAATTGTGTATCAAACCCTTTCATCTTTTCAAACCAAAGCTTTTTGTTCAAAGCAAAAGGTGCAAAATGTGCACCATCAACTAATGGTCTATCTTCTTTTTGTAATTTTTCAACAAAGTTATCAAAAGATTTCATATTAAACAGTAAAGCATCTATGCCAAAATCCATCACTATTTTTTCAGGAGAAGGAGGATGTAATGGTGGTTCAATTCTAGTGAAAGACAATATAGTATTATCATCCTCCAAATCGTTTAATATCCATTTGTCTAAATCTTTACCAACTACCATATCAGATTGAAGATAACATACAATATCATTTTTAGCAGCATCAAACATTATAGAAACATTTCTTTGACTACCAAATGGAAAACCTGTTTCGTTTCGATATATCTTCATGTTTGGAAATGCTTTTTTCTTTTCTATTAAACTTTCATATGTATTTTGATTATCAGAATCTATGAAAATTAATATCTCATGGTTTTCAATCTGAGTATTTCTTCTCAATGATTCTAATAATAATAAAGTGTAATCCTTTTCATTATTTGCAGTTGGTATGCAAAAAGTTATTGGTTTAATCATATTGATTCCTTATACTATTGTATATTATTTTTATTGATTTCTGCAATCCTATAAAGTTTATTCCAATGTCAAAATAAGTTCCGATATAATCACTGTCTTTTGAATTTATTGTATTAACCGGGATATCATTCATTGATACTATTTCAACTTTATTATCGTCTAATTCATTTATCATGTTGAGTATATCTTTTAATCTAAAAGATTTTTCATAGACACAATCTATTGTTTTTGGAAAACGTGTGTAATCTATTAAAAATTGATTTATCATTTTTGCTAAATCATCTATGTAAAAGAAATCCATCAATTTATTTGAAAATAATGTCATTGGTAATCCATTTAATTTTCTCTCTATATTACCACGAATCAATCTATCTGGACTTTCATCAATCCCAAAACAATTAAATATTCTGAAATTATACATCTTATCTTCTATTAAACATAACTTGTTTATTACACTTTTTGACATACCATAGTAATCTATTGGGTATCTATCTTTTGAATCACCGTTTATATCAAACCTTCTATCTAATTCTGCACCAGAACCAAATGTTATTATTTTATCAAAACAATGTTTATTTGATAAAAGATTATATGTCATCAAAATGTTTTTGTAAAACATTTCTTCCGTATCTGGTTTAGTTCTTCTCCCACCCTCAACGGCAGTATGTATTACTAAATCATATTGCTTATCTGAAAAGAATTTTTTTGTAGATTCGTAATCTGTTAAATCTAAATCTTGTCTAGAAACAGTTTCTACTTTATATTGGTTCGATAAAATTTTTGATAGATTTCTTGCAATAAATCCATTGCCGCCTGTTATTAAAATTTTAATACTCATAAAAACTCATTAATATATTTAACCATTCCGATGTGTGTATTCTCAACAATATTTTTATCAACTTCTATTATTTTGTTAGGATATATTTCTAAAAAATATTCCGAAACAATCGGAATTTTTTTTGGTATTCCACCTGTTAATATAATTCTTCTTACTTTATTTTCGTCTATGAAATCAATATATTGATTTACATATGATTTGAAAACAGAAGACAATAAATTTTTAAATGTAAAATTACTTTCAGTTATTCCAGATATACTACCACCCGATTTATACAAGTGTGCCTCTGGAAAATTATTCAAATTTATGTCCATAGAAGAATCGATAATATCACTTATGGTTAAAGATTTTGCAAAATCAAAAAAATCAATTCCTAAATCCTTAAAGAAATTTGAAAAAACATTTAATGATCTACCACTTGGTATAAAAGAATTTATAGACCGTTTTGTAATAACTTGAGATCCAGTTCCCATGTTTATTAAAACATCGTTGTCATCTAATTCAACAGACTTTATTACACATTGAGTATCACCTAAAGGACTATAAACCGGTATATCGTTTAGATTTCCAATTACCCTAATATCGCTGATATATTCATTTGTATTAATATATTTTGCATGATGTTCGTGTACATGGAATGTATCTTCTTGAATAAACAAACCACCAATCATACAAGATGATGATATTCCTTTTTTATTTGATTTCCAAGTATGATAAATATTTTCATCATAAAATCCACCAAGAATAGAACAAATAATTATAGCATCTATACCGATGTGGATATTTAATATTTCAAAAAGTATTTTTTTTAACTCATTTTTTGATATAGAGTTTACTTCTGAAAACGGAGATATTAAATTATTTGGATTGGTATATTCTTTTGTAATTCTGTTATATTCAACCGTTTTTATGAATGATGCACCAAAATCAATTAACAAATATCGCATTTACTCTTTCCATTAAATTGTCATCTATTTCTGTTTCGGTGAATATTGTTTTTCCCGGTTCAACAACACGAATTAATGTTATAGAATTATTTGTAGATTTTTTATCAGTTCTTAATCTATTAACAATCTCATTGATGTTCAAACTCTTTATTTTATCAATAGAAGTAAACCTCGATATTAATTTTGATATATCATCGTTATTATCGAATAATTTATTCATTATCTCTATACCGATTAAAACTGCCTCACCGTGTGGAATTTCATAATCTGTCATTGGTTCTATCACATGACCGAATGAATGTCCGTAATTTAAAGACTTTCTTTCTGACTTTTCAAATTCATCCATTTCTATTATTGATTTTTTTATAGAAAGCGAGTGATAAATTAATTCTTCCTCATTTATACTATCAATCATATTGACATAGTATTCTCCACCTATTAAAAATAATTTTATTATTTCACCATATCCAGAAACAATATCTTTTTGTGATAGAGTTTTTAAAAAATTAATATCGATAATAACCTCTTTCGGTGCAGAAAAAAGTGCAAGTTGATTCTTCTGTGAATTGAAATTTAATGCAGTTTTACCGCCTATACAACTATCACATTGTGAAAGCAATGTAGTTGGATAGAATACCCAATCTATCCCTCTTTTAAAAATTTTAGAAACAAATGCACCTATGTCTTGTAATATACCACCACCAATTACCACCAATCTATTGCCTTTGTTAAAATTTATTGATAATAATTCTTGACAAATATTTAGAACAGTATCTATCGATTTGTTTTCTTCTAATGCATCGATTGATATTAACTTATCATGGTATATTCCATATAATTTACAAACGTTTGAATCTACCAACACCACGTCTAATGCATCGAATTTATTTTCAAAAGACTTAAATGAAACTAAATAATCTTCTGGATGAGAATTTACATTAAAAGATTTTTTAAAATTTTCATCTACATTAAATTCTGTTTCGTTTATACTGAATGTTTTCATATTTAAATTCCAATTAAACTATAACCACCATCTACTATAATATTTTGTCCTGTTATTGATTTATTTTCCAACAAAAGATATGAACAAATTTTTGCTATTTCTTTTGCATCAGTTAAACCAAGTGGAATATTTCTTTCCAATTCATTTATTCTTTCAAATGAATTGTTCTTTCTTGTCAATTTTGTATCTACAAATCCAGGTGATACCATGTTTACTGCACATTTTTTTTCAGACATTTCTATTGCAAGAGTTTTTACTGCACCATATAATCCATGTTTAGAAATTGTGTAAGCAAGTCTTCCGGTTTTTGTCTCAGATGCATATAATGATCCGATTGCAATTATATTACTATTTGAATTGAAATTTATTTTTTTACACAATCTAATAAAACTAATCGTATTTACATTAATTATATTTATTAAATCATTATCAGAAGTATCTGTATAAGAATTTATTTTATTTATACCGGCACAATGTACCAAACCGCTTACATCATTAACATCCAATTCAAAATCTTCTGAAAAATCTATTATATCAGAATTTAATTCTATTAATTCTATTGATTTGGATTTTAGATATTTAGATATTTCAGATCCTATTCCACCAGAACTTCCTGTTACTACTATCTTCATCAAAATGTCTCCGATATAAACATATCCATGAGTGTTCCTGGAATAATTTTTCCATTTTCATCTAAGCCCTTATGTGTAACCTTTGGCTCATGTCTTTCTTTTGGATGAGTAAATACTTCAAGAATACATGAGTTTTCTTGTTTAATAAACCAGTCTAACATATCATCTATTTCCGCATTTGTTTTTATAGAATTGTATGGTATACCAAATGCATGTGAAATTGATTTGAAGTTTGGAATTGTTACACCATTATCTTTACCACTTGCAAATTCTTTACCATCAAAGAAAGATTCTTGTGTTAATTTTATAGAAAGATAACCGTCATTATTTACTATTATGGTTTTAACCGGTAGTTTATACCCAACTATTGTTTGTAGTTCTTGAATATTCATCATAATACTACCATCGCCTTCTATACATATCACCTGTTTTTTGTTGTTAGCAATACAAGCACCAATTGCAGCCGGTAATCCATATCCCATACTGGCACATCCAACATTTGTAAATAATTTTTGATCCTTATTTATTTTGTAGTTTTGTAGTGTAACAACATGAGCGGTTCCATTACTTGTAACTATTGGCGTTTTATCAAATACATCAGAACATTTACTTATGAAATAATAAAAACTGGCATAATCTTTTAACTCCATATGTTTTTTATGATAATATTTCTGATCAATTCTTAATTTTTTCACATAATCTTGCCACTCATATATGCAATCTTTATACTGAATATTTTTTATGTCTTCAAAAAAAGTATTTAAATCTATGTTAAGTTTTAAATCTATTTTAAACTTATGTTTTGATATTTCATTATTATCTATATCAACCATTATTTTTTTTGAATTTGGTGAAAATTCATTTATATTATATCCAGTCATTTTAACGGGCAATCTTGTACCTAGACAAATCAAAAGGTCAGAATTTTGAACTATTGTGTTTGATGATAACTGACCAAGTATTCCTATACGACCGGCGTAATAATCATACGTATTGTCTACTGCATCAATACCTGAATGTGGACCGGTAACAACTGGTATACCGGTTTTATTTAAAAAATCATTAAGTTGTTCGTTAGTTCTAGATAAATTTATACCATTTCCAACAATTACCAATGGTCTTTTTGACTCATTAATCATTTCTGTGAATTTTTTTATATCTTCTTTGTTAATAGAAACATCGATTTTTTCATCCTTATATCTTTCACATCCATCCAAATTAATATCTGCACCTTGTATGTCTAATGGTATATCTATCCAAACAGGACCAGGTCTTCCGCTATTTGAAATTTTATAGGCCTTTTCCAATTCATAATATATTTTATTAGGATCGGTTATCATTACAGAATATTTTGTCATATTCTTAACCGTTGATATAATATCAAATTCTTGATCTCCAATCTGTCTACAACCAGTTCCATATGATATTTGGTTAATTGGGACTTGTCCGGAAATAATAATTGAAGGTATACTGTCTAACCAGAGCCCTAATAGTCCAGTCAATGCATTTGTTCCACCAGGTCCGGTTGTTACAATACTAGCACACATTTTACCATTCATGCGGGTATACCCCTCAGCTGCCATAAGTGCACTCTGTTCATGGTGTGGGCAAAATACATCCATATCTGATTTACGTAGAGAATCTATAAGATGTATACACCCGCCACCGGAAATTGTAAATGTTGTGTCTATTCCATTATCCAATAAAAATTTTATTACAAAATCGGAAACTTTCATTATTTTATATTATCCCTCAATAGTGGTTGATCTTTTTTAATATCACAAATTAATATGGAATCATTTTCAATAAAATCTCTAGATGAAATATGTCCGATTTCTTTTTGATATGGGATTGCACTATACAAATCTTCAATTTTAACAACTTCACCGGATTTCATATCTCTTTTCAAATACAATCCTCTGTAAAGTGATTCCAAGTAAATAGATTCTTTTTCGTCAATAACTCTACGAATATCTGATGATGTTCCACACATAACCAAAGCTTTGTTATATGCCTTAAACCATTCATCTATTTGATGTGGCAATGAGCAATACTTTGAAACCTCTGTTTGTTCATGATCTTTTGGATATGGGATGTCAATATGTCTTTCCCATGTTCTGGCTCCTTTAGCATAAGATATTAACATTGAGGAATGCCAATCGTGATATTCGTGTGTTGATAATCCTATAACCAAGTTAGGATATTTTTTTTTCAAATAATCAATCTGATTGAGCTCCAATTCATCATCTTCGCTTGGATATTTTGAAACACAATGATTTATTGATATTGGTATGTTTCTATGAACAAAGAAAGAAACCACATCGTCTATTTGTTTGTCATTGGCACCACCAGTAGAAATTATTACCGGTTTTTTTGTTGATGCTATTTTATTAAGAAGAACCCAATCGTTTATATCAGAACTTGCAATTTTTATTATAGGTAAATCTAACTCAACACAAAAGTCTACTGACTTTTCATCAAAAGGTGTTGCCATTGGAATACAATCGTGTTTCTTTATGTATTCTATTAACTCTCTAAATTCATCATAAGTTAATTTAGTCTTTGATGTTTTCTGTATGTATCTACTTCTTTTTTTCAAATTCGTTAGATTTTCACCACAACCTTCATCTTTAAAATTTTTATGTATAAAATTATCAACGTCTCTGAATTGTAATTTTATAGAAGCCTTGACTTTATTTTCCTTTACAACCTTTGCAAATTCTCGTATAATCTTTTTACCTCTTTCGATAGAACCCCAGTGGTTATTTGCCAATTCTAAAACGAATAGATTTTCAAAAATGTTTTTATCCATAGTAAATGTCTCCAATAATTTTATCAAATCTTCTCTGCAAATAAAGCCTTCATTGGTCTAGCATGAATCAAATCTATGCTTGCAATTATATCATATCCTAAATTTGTAAATTTTTCCACAAACTTTTTGTATAAATCATCGGAATGAGTTTCTAATGCGTAGTGCCGTATTGAAGAAAATTCTTCATCTGTAAGTTCTAGTAGTACATATTCAAACCCTTCTATATCACATTTAATCATTTCCGGTTTATATTCATTAATGATATTTCTAATATCATTCACACTAGAAACATTTAGTGTGAATGCAGAAATATTAGAGTCTTTACAAATATTTTCATTATACCAATTTATTTCATTTTCATCCAAATCAAATGCATAGACTTTTTTAGCACCATTTTGGATTAACCACTCTGGAGTGGTTGGCCAATTAGGATCACGATATTCCACACTTTCCCATCTACCACAACCCAAATCTAAACACACTCTATCTTTACATTTAACAAATTCCCAATGTAAATTAGGATTTTCAGAATCAGTTTCTTTTAATATCATTTTTTTCTCCAATTAAAAATATTACCATATAAATTTGTTTCTATAAAAATTAACAATTTCAACTATTTCTGTTTCAAAATCTTTTGACGTTTTCCAACCTAAAGATTTTAATTTTGAATCATCTAAAGCATATCTTACGTCTTGTCCAGGTCTTCCTATTGAAAAATCTATATGTTCGTAAATATCTTCATAATTTTCATCATACAATTTAATAATTTTTCCAACAACTTCCAAATTATTTTTTTCAATACCACCACATATATTGTATATTTCGTTTTTTACATCAGATTCTATTATAGTAATTATTGCAGTTGCAGTATCATATGCGTGTAACCAATTTCTAATCGGAGTTCCATTATTGTGCAAAGGTATTTTTCTACCAACTTTCAAATATTTACATGATTTAGGTATGAGTTTTTCCACATATTGTCCAATACCATAATTGTTGGTTGGTCTTACTATTACATAAGAAATTCCATATGTTCTTGACCATGCCTGTATTAACATATCAGCGGCTGCCTTTGTTGCAGAGTATGGATTTGATGGTTTCAATAAATCTGTTTCAGTATGGACACCATTTGATATATCACCATAAACTTCATCTGTACTAAAATGTAATAATACAGGAGTCTTATTGTTTTCCTGTCTGTAATTTCTAAGTAATTCTAATATACGATGTACACCGTTTATATTGGAGTGAACAAAGTCATCACTTCTGACAATGGAATTTCCAACATGAGTTTCAGCTGCGGTATTTATTATGTAATCACAATCGTATAAAAATTCTAAATCATTTATGTCACAATGTGTAAATACAAAATTATCATATTGTTCAAATTCTTTTAACAAATCTTTGTTAGCAGCATAGGTTATCTTATCAATACCACGAACATACCAACCTTTTTTTAGACATTCACGAGTAACATAAGAACCAATAAATCCAAGGCATCCGGTCACATATACTATTTTTTTCATAAATTAATCTCTTTTTATTTAAAGTAATTGTTACATTTTTCCACAAATAAATGTATATCCGATATACATTTTCGTTCTATTTCTTTTATATGGTCATCAAGTTCATTACGAATAGATTTTGCCCTATTGATTTCATCCAACCCATATGCAACGTACTTATGAAGTTCAAACCCATTGTAGTATTCTTCCTTTGACAATTTTTTATGAGGAACAACAATAGAATCTGCTCCACACATAGCAGCTTGAACACTAATAAACGTTGATCTATCATATGAATAAAATCGTTTTGTTTTATTAAAAAGCATTGCCAATCTTTTATATTGTCCAGGAAAATTAAAATCATCCAATGATGTATCTATATCGCCAAAAAACAAATCGGATGAATCGTGAATATAATCGGAAGGTTCGGTATCAAATCCTCCTTTTCTTAATGTCCAACAATTCAATATACGGTCTTCACTTCTATTTAAAAAAATATCTGTATAAAACTCTATTAGTGTTAAATCATTATCTAAATTTTTTATGATTTTTTTATCCGACTGTGTTTTGTATAAATCGGAATACCAGAACCATAATTCATCATCTTTCCAAGCATTGTATCTAAATTGACCATAATTGCCTGCATTCATAAAATTTGAATTTGCCAACCCCATCATCCATCTAACAACATTTGGAGCATTCAAATAATTACCATACCAAGATTCCGGATAAACAACAATTGCATCGTGTAAATTATTGTAAACATCATCATTAATGAATTTGACTTTATTATATCTCGCGGGTGTATAAAATTGTATATCACTATACGACCATCCTAATCCAGATGGTTTAGATGGTGCCAAATATGCATCATATCCAATATCATTTAATGTATGAACAAATTTATGCAATATAGTAATACCGCCACTTGACGGGAACCAACTTGGTGCACTAACTACTATTTTTTTCATAAATTACCCGAATTTATTTCTAAAATTCTTTTTTTAATAGTTTCTAATATTTTATTTTCAATATCTAATCGTTGATTCAAGTTTTCAATTTCTAACAAGTCTTTGTAGTATTTCTTAAAACCATCAGGATATGGTTTACTTTCAATTGGATATATTATTTTTCCAGACAAAACATATTGATGTATCTTTTCTTTTAAGTTTAATGCATTAAACTGATATGATAGTATCATTGAATACAAATCCCAAGGTCCATATCCGTTCCAATCATCAGGAATTTTTGCAAATTCATTGATAAAATCTTTACTGTAATAATCAAACCATCCTGCAAATTTTATTTCACTTATTTTTTTAACAGAAACATCATTGTAAAAATTTTCATATTCCAATTTATACGGACACTCTTGCCCACAATCATCATATGAAACATCTTTATATTTATCACTTGATATTGGATTCCAAGATGAATCCCAACCTTTGTATATTTCCGATGTTAATATAAAGTATTTATCGTTTATCGTCTTTGCTGCATTACACATATATGCAATTAGAGTTTCATCAAAATTCTGATCAGGACACATATAAATGTAACCATCAACATCATCGGATATACATTCCTTTTGTAAATTCAGATGTCCGTATAGTTTATCACCATCTATGACTTCATATCTATTTATATTAAAACAAGAAACTAAATTTTTCAATGAATAAAACTTATCTATGAAATGTTTCTTTTCGATTCTGGATTTTTTCCAATCAATAATAGAATCTGATAAATTCAAAACGCAATCAAAAATTATTTCAATATCTTTTGATAAATATTCATAACTCTTTTTTAATTTTACAAATGTCAGTAATGCATAGTCTAATTCCCACGGCATCAAATGACATATCATTTTTACTTTCATATTATTATGACCTGGTAGATAAATACTCTTTTATTTTATCACAAACATAATCCACATCATCAACTGTCATTCCGTGGTGTGCACCTAAAAGAAATCCGTCTTTCATTATGGTATCTGCATTTTCAAACGTTTCCAAGTATTCTCTATAAACAGGATGTCTTGTAATGTTTCCGGCAAATGTAACACGAGTTTGAATATCGCTATCTTCTAAATAAGTTAGTAGACCCAATCTATCCGAATATTGAAGTGGGATTGCGAGCCAATTGGGTTTGATACTATCATCTGGAAGAGTTATCTCTGAAACATCTTTTAGATTTTCAATGTACCTTTCGATATTTTTTCTTCTTATATCAACAAACCTATCCAACTTTTCCATTTGAACCAAACCAAATGCCGCATTCATTTCAGATGATTTGAAGTTGTAACCAAGAACACCATATAAAAATTTGAAATCGTATGGTATTCCATCAACTTGATGATTGAATCTTTGATCGACTTCTTCCGCATTATTTCCAATTCTACCCCAATCTCTAAATTGCAAACAAACATCACGTAAAGATTCATTGTTGAACATTACCATCCCACCAGAGCCACCAGCGGTAATTACATGGGAAGCATAAAACGATGTAGTTGAAATGTCAGTTTCTTCGGTGTATGTCATTGTATCTGCAGAATCTTCAATCAATACAATATCATTTCGATCAATAGAAATTAAATGTTCACGTATTGATTTCCAATCTGGTTTATTTCCTATCAAATTTGGAATCATAATAACTTTTGTTTCACTTGTTATCTTTTCTGCAATCTGTTCAAGCGATGGAACATACGTTGTTAAACCAACATCACAGAAAATTGGTTTCAGTCCCAACTGAACCATTGGTGCAACCGTTGTAGAAAATGTACAAGCGGGTGTAATTACTTCACTTCCTTTTGGAAGTTTAAGTGATGAAAGTGCAAGTAAGCAAGCGGATGAACCAGAGTTTACAAATACGCCAAACTTTTTTCCAAAATACTTAGCAACAATATTTTCAAATTCTACTGAGCGAGGACCGAATCCGGCAATCCAACCGTCACGAAGACATTGTTCAACTGCTTTGATTTCTTCTTCGCCATATGATTCAAATTTGTTGGGGGCATACCAAACTTTTTTTCTACTTTCCATGTTACTACCTATTATATTTTTTCATAAAATTTATTTTGTTTTTCTTGTTTAAGTATATCTTTGTGATGATAGATGCAAAATGATTCATCAGGTGGAAGATTTGAATATTTATCATATCCGGTTAATCTTTCATGTACCTTATTTTTCCAAACTATTAAATCATTATTTTTGTATATCCTTGTCTGATAATCTGGCCAATTTACTCTATTGTTTTCATCATACACCCAATCCCATTTTTTTATATGTTCATCGGTGATTCCATCTACCGTATTCCATCTTGGAACCAATATCATTTCTAGATTATCATTTGAATTTAATATATCATGTATATTGTCCATTAGTATTTTTGATGGCAATTCATCTGCATCTATATTGAATATCCATTTATTTTTACAATATTTTTTTAAATTATTCTTGAAACTTGAAAAATCTTTTTTCAATGGAAATTCTATAACATTAAAGTTTTTTATAGTATCTCGGTGTGAGTCTATAACACTTCTAACGGCAGGTGTAACGGCCATCGTGTCCATTTGAACTACTATTTCATCTTCATCCTTTATATTTTTAGTTAAAAATGACAATAAGCTATCCAACTCTTTATCTTCATTACAAACTGTTATGGTATAGGAAATCATAAAATTATACCTCTATTTTTTTAAGTGTTGGTAAATTCAAAGAAACCTTCTCAGAAAATTTTGGCAATCTTTCTTCTAACAATTTTTTAAAATTATCAACCATTGTGGAATATGACCACTTTTTATGAAAATATTTTAGTGATGCAGTTGAGCTTCTTAAATGTTGATTATAGTTTTGTTTTATAGAATCCATTTTTTTAGCAGCGTTCTGATAGTCTACCGTAAACCAATTTGTTCCGGAGTTTATTATCCCCTCCCAAACTGCACTCGGATGAACTTCTTTGACATCACCTTTCAAAAGTATATGAAATTTTTCATCAACAAAATCGGTTTGACCACTCCAACCGGAAACAACAACTGGCTTTCCTGTTGTAATAAATTCTGCAATTGGTCTGCCATAACCTTCACCTTTTGTAAAAGAAACAAATGCCTTTACTTTAGGATGATTGTATAATGTATTCATCTGTTCATCTGTCAAATCACCGTGTAGCAAATAAACAGGAGGCAGAACTTTTTTCTTTGACATACTCTTTATTAAATTTATTTTTTCAATTATTCTAGACCTGTCTGATATTGAAAATGTTCCACCAGAAGATTTTAATATCAATGCAGGTTGATTTGGTGCATCACCAAATGTTTCAAAAAATGTGTACAATAATCCAGATACATCTTTTCTATCTTGTCCAAAATCTCCTTTCATCCAATGACCAACGAATAAAAATGCAAAATCGTTTTTCATTTCATTCAACAAACTAACAACATCGGGATCCAGTTCGGCATCTTTGTTAAATATTTCTTCTCTGAATCCCTCGTGTAGAATTTCAACAGGAACTTGTAGCTCCACAACACCGATAACTTGGTGTGTATTTTTATCTCTCTTTTCAAATCTACTATTTTCAAAAACTTTTTTAGAATGTTTGGATGGAACTATAACCAAATTCATTCGATTACATCCTTCTATCCAACCTGCATCACAAATATCAGTTTCAATGCCTGCAGTGATTCCAATGTTATATTTTCCAACGTTTTGAAATTCATTAGGGATAGTGCACTGCATCCAAATATCCGGTTGTTCTGTGAGTTGTCCCACTAAAATTCTATCTAATATTTTCTTGTCCAGCTCATTATATGGATTTAAGGCATTCATAGGCGTTTCACCCCAATTTATTGACATTATTTTAATATCAAACATATCCATATCTATTAGTGAATGAACTAAATCACGTGCATGAGATCCATATCCACTCATTGTTGCAACTGGTCCACAAAAAACTAATTTCGGTCTATAACTCATATGAAATCCTTATACTAAATGTAAACTAAATTTTGTTCTTGGGGTAAAATTCTCTAATGTATCTTTTATACTTTTTGATACTCTATCTGCCATTAAAGTTCTTGTCATTCCAACTTCTGAATTTGATATGAACTCTCTACCTTTTAATCCAGAAGACTTTCTTTCTTCTTTTGGAGTATTATACCATTCATACAATGCATTCCCAATATCTCTGAAATCAGCACGGTCATCAAAAATATATGGAGTTGGTACTGATCCTTGAACTGATATGTTAGATGGCCATACGGGTTTAACCCATTCACCGTGTTTCAAATCACCCCAAACATCTTTTCTGTGCAGTGTATGGATTTTTATGTAATCGTCCTCTGTGAAATATTTGTTTGTTTCTGGATTAATAAAACCACATTGGTCTTGTAAACCACCAGTAACATTTACTACAATTGGTGTTCCCGCAGAGATTGCCTCAGCTGTTCCTAAACCAAATCCCTCATTCGATGCCATATTAATAACAACATCTGCACAGTTATACAAAACATTCAGTTTACTAGAAGGAACAATTTTATCGTCAAATAAAACATTATATTCGTTACATAATTCACCAACTAGTGAAACCAGGTCTGTTCCGTTATGGTCAATTGGTTGAGTGTGCATAAGTAGAATACAATCTTGAGATGCATTTCCTCCATTTTCATCAATAAGCTGACACATATGTTTATATGCAAGCACTACATCTCCCGGATGTTTACGGTGTATATTTCTATTGTTCCACATAACAACAAATTTATTTTCATTTTCACCGCGTATTCTTTTGCTTTCTTCTTGTAATTCATTCCAATCGTCTTCTCGTTCAGACTTTACAGGTTCTATTGGAAAAAACATATTTGTATCAATTCCATGTGGAACATAAGTTATTCGATGATTTGGAATTTCTTCACCGAATCTTTTTAGTATTCTGTGATTTATACCATATGTTTGTTTTGATATTGCCATCAGCAAATCACAACTTGCATATGCCTCTTTATTCCACATGGGATCAGTTGCAGTTTCACCAACCAATCCTGCACCATCCCATATATTCAAATATAACAAAGGAATCTTTGTTCGTATTTCATGTTCCATATTATAGAGCCATCCCCAAAATCTTGGATCCGTGAAGTGTAAAATTGCATCGGGCTTTTCTTGTTCCATGAGTCTGCGAATCATCATGGAATCCCCATAACTATTGTAACAATATATTTTAACAGATGCGTCTTCAACTCCAGTCATGTTTTTTGCATCTTCCGATAAATCAAATATCTTTCCATTATCTGGATGATTTATTGCAGCACCTAATTGAATCCAATCGAAATCCTTTACAGATCCTATAACCATATCGCGAGATACAGTTGCAATTCCAGATGTTAGTCTCAAATCATCAGACAGTAATAATATCTTTTTCTTTGCCATGTGAAACCTTTATATGTTAAAAAACTTTTGTGTTGTAGTTGTTGAAACACCGTTCATGTTAATAATCATTTTACGGTATGGTTTGAATCTGTAACCCATCTGTTCTAATGAATAATTAAACCAATCTTCTGAGTAATCATCTTTATTCCTTTTGCCTCTTGAAATTATTGTTTGCATATCAAGAACAAAGTTATCAAGTTTATTCATATCTCTTGTTAATCGTATCAATCTTAATCTTCGTCTGTTATATTCTTCTTCATCTTGTTCTAATCTTTGAATATCTAATATAAGACTTTTTAATGAATTTTCCAAATCATTTATATCATAAGATAAAACTAATTCAGAAAATTCTGTTCCCTCGAACAAATCAATATATGTTTTATCGTAAATTGGAATTGTCATCAAGTTCTTTTCTATTTGTGCATATTCAAATCTTGGTGTAATAAACATTCCAAAGAAAGGCACTTTTGTATTGGTTGTTGATATACTGAATCTGCAACCGGTTAAAAAGTCCATCATACTTTCCATCGTATATGTTCCAGCAAGTATCATCGGTTTATCGTTATCGAAAACTTTGAATACAGTTGGATCCAAATCATAGTCTGGTAGGAATGTATCACTAAAAGTTTTACGAGAAACATTTGCGTGTTCTGCCAATATCTTTACATGATTGAAATAATTTTCAGGTGAGTATGTGTTTCCAATGTGAACCAATTTCTTACCAGACATATCTTTCAATCCCATCTTATCCATTGTTTCTACGATTGGTTTGAAGTTACCATGACCTTTGAATTTTGCATAGTAAGCACATTCTGAAATGTATGGTAATTCTTTTTTATCTAACCATGATTTTTCAATCCACTTGTCATAGATACTCATGTCAATATAACCACCGACTTGAAAAGTATAGTTGGAAGTTCCTCTCATTCCGATATATTCTTTCAATGCATCTACAAAGAATGGAGTGTATGTCAAGTAGTAATCACTATACTTTATGAATGCCGGAACACAAATAGTATTGAAGTGCATGCCTTCATACGGATATATCTCATGGTCAAAGAATGCAGTTATAGTATTCAACTGACAATACATCTTTGCCAATTCAATCAGTCTTTCTCTATGTTCTGGTTTTCTTTTTTGAATACCATCAACATCGTAGATAAATTTGTTGAGGTTCAAAACAACAATATCATAACCTTCCAACTTATCTTTCAATTCAATTATTTCCATTTCGGAAATATCCACACAGTTCTGATATTCAGATTTGAAATTGTTTGTTTCACTTGGGTTAAAATAAAAAGTATCAACACTATCAAGTGATGATATATTTTTAGTGAATGTATGTATGCCCCTATAAACTGATAGGTCAATGATTGCTAATTGAGCTATTTTCACGAAACACCTAAACTTCCGGTTAAATGATTAAGAATTAGTTTTTCAACCAAACCACTTAATTTATATCCATTTTCATGGCAGTAATTCATCAATTCTTCTTTTAGTTGATTACGGATTTGAATACTGGAGTATTTTGATTTTGCATCCACAACATTCTCTAATGATTAAACATATACATATAAATATGTACTAATTTTAGAAAACATTAGAAAACAGTAGATTTATTTTTAGAACGGTAAAGTATTTCTTTCTTCTTTCGGACAGAGTTCTTCGTTTTTATTAAACTCACAGTATTTACAATTTGAATAATCACGTCCTGCATTTGGCGTTTGTATAACATCCAAACGATACTCACCTTCTTCCGTAAAGTTTGTTGTGATAAACTCTGCAATTTCTTTCTTGATATTGTTCTGTGAAACTTTGCCGTTGGATGGTTCAAATCTTTGAACTCTTTGTTTCATCGCCTCATACTCAGCGTTTTCCATTATCTTACGGCGAAGAATTAAATACTCAATGTGTATTTGTTCTGGACTAACACCATATTGTTTTGCATAATATGTTTTGTAAAGTATCAACTGTGAGGTTTTAACTTTATCAGTCTTTGCATATTTGTTCCAACCATTCGTGCTAGTTTTGAAATCATATATGTATATGTCTCCTGTTTTGGTATTCTTAATTACCAAATCAAGAAACCCAACTAACTTTACCGTTGGGTGAGTTTCAAGTGGAACTATATTTATTGGAACTTCTATACCGACTAATTCATAATCTTTCTTTTGGAAAAAGTCTGCACGATGTGCCTTAAACCATTGTAGAATTTGAACACCATCAGAATAGTATTCTTTCAACTCTTTATCATTTGAAAAGTGAATACCCTTTGATTCTTCGAGAAGTTTTTTATATTCACTACGAATGCCCGTATGTAACATTTCATCGAGGTCAAGTTTATTTGCCTCAACGATTGATTTCTCATAAATGTTTTTTACATATTCTTGTAATACTTCATGCATCACCGTTCCGAAAAGAGCAGCGGTTGATGGTTGATAAGTATAGTGTTTATCTATGTAATTTAGTTTCCATCTATGAGGACAGACTTTCCACATTTGATATTGTGAGAAAGATACTTTTCTGTTGGCCATTATTTACCCCACTTGCCAGACTGAACAAGTTGTGTGATAATACCATATACTGAAATATCTTTGAATGTATCATCAAGACTTTCACCAACTGCATCTTTTGAACCAAACATAATCATTTGTTTGTAACGATTTATTTTATCATTCAATCTGAAGAACAAACCTTGTAGCGAAAGTTTGCGGTCTTCCTCTCGTTCAAGAGAACTACCCATTGATATATTATCCGGTCCATAGTTGCTTTGTTTTGCACAAAACAATTCATATTGTGCCTGTTGAATACGCTTAAATTCAGCAGTCATAATAGGAAATTTCTTTTCCATTTCACCAACAACTTCTGATTGTTTTAGACTCAAATCTCTTTCGGTAATTGCCATTTTAGTATTCCTCATTTTACAGTCTTTAATTGTTTTTCAAATTTTTTAATATCTGATTCTGGTGTTCCATACTGTTTAAGTATATCAATCAGTTCATCTGGATTTTCTTTCGCCAGATATTTGATATACCCATAAACTTCGTTCCTTCCCAATTCATAATGGTTACAAAATACCGATACCATTTCTGGTTCAATATCTATTTTGTTTTTACCTTTTATGTATTTGAGAAAGAACGATTTTTTTGGGAGGACATCATGCAAAAGTTTATAGTAATCCTTTGAAGATAGTATTCCATTTGAATATGTTTGAAACTCATTTATGGCTTCAACAAATTCAGGTTCCATTGAAAAGAAACGAGCAATCATATAGTTGCTCCATGATTTAGTATCTTCTTCTGAAAGGTCTTCCCATTTCGTTTTACGAATAGTTACACCTTTTATGTGATCAAATAAACTTTTTGCTGCCATGATAATCCTTAATCATTAAGTTGTTGTCTTTTACTTGGTAAAAATTCATCGTTAATGTTTCCACATTCCAAACATGCATAAGTTGGGATTGGTAAAATACCTTCTTGTCCGGTTGGCGAAAGAAGTGCAGAAATCTTTTTGAAAAATGTTACTTCATGGAAAAATTTATTACCACAGTTTGAACATTCAATATCAGTTGCCTGATTCAAGTCTACATTTACTTGTTGCTGTTGTTGTGGGATTTCACCACCACCGTTAATATCAAATACACTCATCATTTTCTCCTTTGTTCAATTTCCATAATAATTTGAATAAACATAGCCATGGCATTTATTTCATGGTCTACAACAAAACTGTCTTTGTATTGTGCCTCTGCAATTATCAATATGATAGTTGAAACAAAACCATTGGCGAATGTATCAACATTGTCATAAAGATAACGAAACATCTGATTAAAGTCTCTAACATGATTGTCAGCAAGTAACTGACGAATACCATCGAACTTTTCTTTTTTACTCTTACTCGATTTCAGAACATCAAGAATTGATGAAAGATAATTGTGTTCTACCAAAGTTGTTTCATCCAATTTCAAAACACCACCAATAACACATCTTTGAGTTGTGTTGATTACACGGCGAATATCTGGATAACTTTGATTGATAATTGTTACAAGGCTATCTTTCTCATACTTTACATTTTCACCATCAAGAATTTTTACAAGATGTGATGCAACTTCTTTCTTTGACGGTGGAACTATATTGAATATCTGACAACGAGACTGAATAGGATCAATAATCTTATCTACATAGTTACACGTCAAAATGAAACGAGTTGTCTTACTGAATGTTTCGATAACATTACGAAGTGCCGCCTGAGCATTCGGTGTCATGTAATCACATTCATCAAGGATAATCAATTTCAATCCACCAAAACCAATCGAAGAAGCAAACTGTTTGATTTTATCACGAACAGTATCTACGGAGTTTTCATCAGATGCGTTGATATAAATGTAGTTATCTTTTGCAATAGTATTTGCAACAATCTTAGCAAGTGTGGTTTTACCACTACCAGCGTCACCATAAAGTAATAAGTGAGGAACATCGTTTGTGTCAATATATTGTTGAAAGGTTGCCTTTACAGTATCGTTGCCAACATAAGTGTCAAGTGTCTGTGGACGATACTTTTCATTCCAAATTGTGTGTGAGGGGTTAAACATAACATACCTTAATGATTGATAATTTCATATACTAATATACAAAATTTCTAGATAAGATCCAAAACATTTCTAAAAATAAAGGTTGGCATTAAATATAAAATAATGCCAACCTAATAATTTAATTGAATTGTATTTTGTATAATTTAACCATTATATTTTTGATACTTGAGACCAAAATTAAAGTTGTCTGCTTGTATATTTTTTAGTGCCCATTCTATTTCAGACTTTCCAATTTTATTGTTATTACCAGACACAAAAGTCTCCTTGACAATTTTTGGGCCACCTTTGAATGAAGTAAGGAGGTTGAAAGAACAATCAAAAACACCATTAACGGTAGCTGGTGATCCTTCGAGTGAGACCAGATTATTGTAATTACACATGAATGTATTGCAAGATGATGGAGCACCTTTCAAAGATTTCAAAGAATTACCTGAAACATTATATCGCCCACCAACTTTTTTTGGACAACCTTCTAATGATATTAGTTTTGTATTATCGCTAATTTCAACATCACCATCAACAACTTCCGGTGCACCTTTCAATGATTTTATTTGAGTTCCCTGACACATAAAATCACCATGAACTATTTTCGGAGAACCCTCTAATGACAAAAGAGTGGAATTTTTACAAATAAAGTCTCCCTTTACTTCGCCAAATTTAACAAGAAGTTGTTTCATTCCTGTTTTTTCAAGATGCAATCCAACATTCACATCTACTGTTAAATCTTGATTTATTTTACAATTTTTAAGAGGAATTAACATTTCTTTAAGAGCAACCTTGACTTCTTGTACTGTTGTTGGAAAACTTACCTCTTTTAATACTACATTCTCCGCAAACCCGGTTCTGAATTTGTCTTGAATGTTTCTACCCTCTTGTACCAGATCTTTCATCTTTATCATACTATACTCCAAAAAAAAATACAATTTGTATATGATATAAATATGAACTATTTTTGAAAAACAAAGATTGGCTCTCTTTTATATCCTGCACCCATGACGGCGGATAGTATCAGTTGTAGGGTATCGGTGTGAGTAAACCCAATCAAAGTTGCATACTTTATAGTCATTTCTTCGAGGTCTTTATATTTTGGTGTGTTGGCTATATTGATTAACATATACCCACCCTTTTTTAATCCGTGATAACAATTCCGAAATGTTCCTTGTAAGAAACCAGAACCCCAATCTTCTCTTGTTGGAAACTTGTTGTATGACTGTGTTTCTTCGTCTGCATATTTCTCTGTATCAAAATATGGTGGTGAAGTAAAACATAAGTCTAATGTTTCTGCGTCTGGAAGATAGTCCTCTGAACCCATCATGTTTAATTGAATGTCCTTACCAAGATAAGCAAAGTCATCACGGAGTTTACAAAGTCCTTCAAATGTTTTTGTAGATGGTTCTGTTCCGATATAAGTTTTGATGTATGGTGAAGCAAGAGCACCAACTAATCTTCCACCCCAACCACAAGACATATCCCACATCACACCATCACCACCAAAGTTTTTATAGATAACACCAGCAGCAGTTGGTCTAAAATTGGAAACACCTTGAACACCAGAATATATTTTTAATGATTGACGCAAACGGTTTTCTTGAAAAGAACCACCCCAATGCTTTGACAACCATTTCAAACATTTACGAATAGTCATTTTGAATGTTTGGTCATTCAAAAAATTATCCATAGGTGACATTTTAGAATTGCCACACTTTACTTCCATTGCATGTGGAAAGTATGACCACGCCAATCGAAGTCCGTTCATGGTTTGAATTATATCACCGTCTTTGAAAATAGAATCATAATCAAACTGTTGAAGTTTTCTCATGTGTTCATGTTTTTCTTGTTCGGTGATTTTCATATACGGATAACCATGTTTGCGGTAATACTGAAAGATACAATCAATCGTATCATCCAATTCTCTTTTACCCTCAAAGTATTCACCCGTTTCTTTCCACAAACGAACTTCTAGCGGATCAACATCAAAAAATTTACCTAAACTTTCACTATCTACTTTCATATTATGGTTTTCTGAAAACAAATATCGGTTCGTGTTTGAACCACTCACCGTTGAATAAAACTTTATTTGTTAGCCGTTCTGGATCAGAATTACCAATCATCTTTGTCATCAGCATACCAATCTTTCCTTTGTATTCCATACCAAGTGATTTCAATATATCAATCGAATCTTCTTCAAGATGAATTGTTTTATTTGCAGATACTTTGATATTTGCAATGTTCCAACAAAGGTATCTATCATTTTTCAAATATCTAAAAGCAGTTTCAAGTGTTGGGCGAAGAAAGTTATCTCGCCAATCTGCATATTCGCCATGTGATTTGTATGACTGTGTTTCATCATCAGAATACATTTCACGATTGAAATATGGCGGTGATGTGAAAACAAAATCCAACTTACCTTCATACTTTTGGAATTTAGGATTGTGTTGTATCAACTCAGAACCGTCTTGGAAAACTTCGTATGTATGATTTTCTTTCACATCAAAAAATCTTGACGATAGAGAACTGCCTTTCTCACCAATGGATTTCAAATAAAAATCTGCAAGATATTCATAACGAGTAATTCCCAAATCAGGAATAGAATTATCTGTATTTGGATCCGTTCCAACATAATGTATAGGACGACTTACAGACATCGCACCAAGTATTCTACCACCCCAACCTGCACTTGGATCATATACCGTAACAGTTTCACTTGCAGGAATGTGTTTTGTAAAATGTTCATACAAAAACTTTGCAGTCATTGGTGGAAAGTTTACTGCCGGTTGTGAGAATGAAATACGGAATATCTGAAATGCCTGTGGAAACAGTTTTACATTCTTATCAAACACACGAACAAGAAATACATTCACTCTCGGTTCTTCACCATCTTTTTTAATCATAAATGTATCAGTCAGTTCATCAATATCTCCAAGATAGAATGTCATACTTTCATCAAGTATTCCATCCTTAACGAACTCACGAATTTGATCGGCTTTGATAGTTAAATACTTTGTATATTTCTTATTGTATGTTTCAAGTGTACAAGATATTTTTGAAATACGCAAACCTTGTGCATCAAATCTACCATCACCATTCTTGAATGCTAAAAAGAAATCTCGAAGTGTTTCTCCCTCACGGAAGTATGGGTTTTTAATTTGATTTGATGAAATTGATTTGCTATACAAATACATTGAATCATTGTAAAGAGTTCTTTTCATAACGTGTTGAAAAGTTTCTTTCATTTCGTCTGTGAAGAAATCATATATTGATCTTGAAGTATCTTCGGATGTTCCACTGGCAATTTTTGTTTTCAACATAGTTGGAAAGAATTGATTAGCAGCAGAACCGTTTTTAGAAAAGTTGGCAATGACGCCGATGATGTCAGCGTCATTACCTTTTTCTGGACTATGAAAAATCTTTGATGTATTGAATTGACGAAGTTTTGAAAATGATTGCACGATTTCTTCTTCACTCCTGCCAACGAGTGGCGGCTTTCCGTTTTCATCCCAATCTTTCAAAAACCTTTGACGCAATTCTTCAACCCATTCAGTAAACTTATCCATATCATATGATACAAGTTCACCGTATGTTATGTTTGATGACCAAGATAGGACATCACTTTTTTCATAGAAATACTTTTTCATTAGTTGTTATCCAATTTTACCAAATAATACTTTGCTTCAAAGTCATCAATATCAAATTCAACTTTCGCCAAACCTTGTGAAGAAACTTTAAGTGTTCCGCCATTAAGGTCTTTGTTAGCGGCAAGAATACCATTGAAGTATTTTGCAGAGAAACTAATAGGATCGATATCCCCACTTGCATTGCAGTCAATATCAATAGAGATACGATTTGAATTTGTATTTGAATAACCAAGAACAATTTGATACTTGTTCAATTTTTCATTCTTCAATACAGTGAACTTCTCAATATCAGACAAAGCAGATTTGGCTTTGATGAATTTATCAATAAATTCTTTTGTAATTGTAATATCCAATTCAAATGCTGGCAATTCTTTGAGGTCTGGTGCAGGTGGAATAACTGCAAGGTCAGCCAACATATAGTTTACAGTAGTTGATTTGTCATCAATAGTCAATGAGAATGCCTTATCACCGGCACCATTGACTTGAAAGTTTACTGTGTTACCAAGAACACCCAAAAGACTTACAAGTAAGTCTGTATTGTAAACACCAAACTTCCAATCGTCACCTTGAAAACTTTTTAACTTAACTTCACCAACAACACATTTATCATCGGAAATAAAACGAGTAGATAGACCACCGTTTACATTCCAAGCAACAGATTGAATCAACTTACCCAAGTGATACTTGCTGATAAAGTTGAGCAATTTTGATTTTTCCATAACAAAAATCCTTAATGATTAGTAAATAATGTATACAAATATACGAAAAAAATTTGAATTATCAAAACGAAAAAAACTTTTGTGCAACTTTTTTATTCTCTGTTGGGAAATCCCACTTCATTGCCTCATAAAAGTTTCTTAACTTGCCATCCAATTCAGACACAAATAATTCATTGGCATCAAAATGTTCTTTGATAAATTCAATGATTTGTTCTGGATCCGAATCACCACGAAACGCCAACTCTTCCAATCCGTATTTGTTGTTTTTCAAATAAGCAATCTTAACCTTATCACCATTTTTGATTGGCGGAAACTTTGGAGGACAACCAAATACTTTTAACAGATTATTGTAGTTCATGGCCGCCTTGATATGTGATGGCGTTCCTTTACCAAACTTACCAAGAACATCATCACTTACCATACTTGCATATTTCTTAATGTCTTTTATCGAAGATGTTTTGGCAACCTCTGAATATAAAACTGTATTCAAGTTTCGTTTGAAAGTCAATATGTTTTCATCTATTTCTTCCTTGTCCTTGTCTTTCAGAATATCAACCATAACATCTTTCATAAGTTTCTGAAATGATTTGGGGAATGATGAACGAACAATATCCAAACCTTTCACTTCCAATTTATCCATCGGAACACCATTGTCAGATATAATCCAAAGAGCATATCTCTTTTTCTTTTGCCAGAAGCCAGTCCTACCAATCATTTCTTGTTTGATTTCCAATCTATGTTTTTCCGTATTGAATATCTTTTTAGCAAATACATCATAGAATTGATTGACATAATTTTGAACTTCCGTTGCAATCTCATAAATTTTTGGTGTCATCAATTCAATATCATCTGTATCAATATCTGGAAATCTATTCTTAACGAGTGGCAAACATGAAACAAACACGGAATCAGTATCAACATATTGAACATAATCCATATCATCCGTCTTCAATTCCTTGTTGTATTTCATATTGATTGCAGCTTCTGTTTTCTTAATAACAGTTTGACCGGAAAGAGTAACCGCCTCCGCATTATCAATATCATAAAAACGAAATGCAGGTAGACCTAAAATTCCATACATAGAATTAAGAAGAATTTTTTGAACCAACTGTCTTTTCTTATAGAACTCATATTTTGCCGTGTCACCAGCTTTACCCCATTTCTTCATTTCATCTTTGTATTCAACACGTTTATCAAACCAATCAGAAAGAATTGCAGGAATTAGTCCTGTTCTATCTGAACTATACATAACACCATTTGATGCAACCGTGTATTTGTATTTATCCAAAAATGCCTTTAACTTTTCTTTCGATACCGTTTCACCACCAACAATATATTCGTCTACACTACCACGAAGAAATTGTTCTGCATCCCAATTATCAATCTTTGCAATCTTAGTTTCTGGTGAAATGTTTAGTGTCATAATGATTGATGGATAAAGTGATGTTAAATCTAAGTCATACATCCACTCGTATCTACCAGGAACAGGATCCTTAACGAATGCTCCAATAAATCCTTTCTCTCCACTATCTTTTAATTCTTGCATCTTCTCTTGTCTATCTGCTGGTTTGTTTGGTGCAACAACCCCACCAATGTGTTTCAAATATGTGAGCATCGCACCTTCAAGATACTTTGATGAATAAACAAAGTCTTCATAAGGAACATGACCGACATGGGCGATACCTCTAACCAAATCAATGTATTGTAATTTCTTATCTAATTCAATTACCAACTCAACGTCTGTAATGTTGTATTCAATGAATGTATCAATATCATTTTCCATCAAGTCATCAAGATTTCCCTCATACTCAACCTTACCACGACCAAGTTCGGTATTACAAACATAGTTTAGGGCATACGATGGCAATTCTTTGTAGGAAAACTTTTTGTAAACAGTCATATAATCGAGCACCGATGTTCCACCGATTGTGTAACGATTTCTATATGGTGAATAAAACATTTCACCAATAACAGAAAGATTTTGTGCTTGTTTTTTTCCAAGAACTCTTTTGATACGATTATACAAATATGGAATATCGAATGCATCGCAATTCCAACCAGTCATAACATGGGGTTGAATCTCTTGAATTGCATCTATGAATTTCAATAACAAAGTTTTTTCATCGTAACATGGGATTACTGTTTTGTTATCGGTAGTCTTTGAATCCAATCTTCTTTTCTTATCCAATACAAGAATTGTGTAATGGTCTGATGCTGAATCATGGTATGCAATAGATGTGACTTCATTATTACCTTGTGTTGGATCTGGAAGACCGGTAATCATTTCAACCTCAATATCGAATGTCATTGTGACAATTCCTTTTGACGGCATATCTGAATCACCATACATATCAACAAGAATACGAGTAGTCTCGGCAATATCAGACTCGAACAAGTCTGGATCATTCTTAACAAAGTTTGTAACCTTTGAAAGTTTATCACCATACAAAGAAACATATTTACCATTAGGATCTTTCTTGTAAGCATACGGAGTATATTCAAAGTGCATTAAACCTTTGACATCATCCCAAACCCATGCTTCTTTTGTATTTGTTTTTACGAAAATGTTTTGATACATATTAAACTCTCTTAAACATCCAAATTGGTTCACAAAACTTTTTATCTCTATTCTTCTCAGCAAATTCTACACTATCATCAAGAAAGTGTCCGTCTCTTGTTGCAGTTCCTGCACCGGCAGAGTTTGGTCTCTTTGACATTTCCATTCCGATACAACCGATATATTCCATTCCATTCTCTATGAGGAAATCACTCATTGGATTTGTTATCTCTAACCATTGACGGCCGGTAGACCATGCAGAGTTTGTGTAAACATCTGCAATGTTTATCGCCATAATTCCACCAACTCTTAATGATGGGATGATATTACCCAATGTTTTATGTAGAAAGTTTTTATTCCATTCATCAATACCTTTATATCGAACCCAACTCTGTGTGTCTGATTGTGAATACTTCTCAACATTAAAATAAGGTGGTGATGTAAACACCAAGTCAAAGTGTTCCGGATATTGTGTGAAATCAAAATCTTCTGCTGGTGATGTATAGAAATTTGTTTTCTTTTTACTTTCAAAGAAACCTAAATTCTTTTCATAGAACTCTTTTTGTTCTTCATATATCGGATGATTTTCTACTCTTGGATCCAATCCAACATAATGTTCGGTGCAAGCTGATGCATAAAAACCAGCAAGTCTGTCACCCCACCCCATAGAGAAATCCAATACATTCTTTGCACCCAACATTTCATATAGAACTTTAGCAACATTTGGTTTGAACTGTGAACAAATGTATTTACGAAGACCTAACATCGTTCTCAATTCTGATTTACCAAGTGTTTCCATTTTAAGTGAATACATGGAACCCATTAGTGATTTCATAAACTTATGGTTAGACCATGTTCTAGCAGGACCTGGTGAAACTGATGCATCAACTTCCCAACGATTCTTTTGTTGGAAGTAATTTGATGCATCATTGCCTGTATTCAAACGACTGAAATATAACTGTTTTCCTTCATATGTCAAAGCATATTTTGGTTCAGATGCCTTTCTTGGAAACCACTCACCTTCGGTAAGCAATTCATTCCAACGAATACCTTTGAGTTTTAGGAACTCTTTTTGTGCATCGTCAATAGTAATTTCAGCATACGGTAAAGGATATGTCATTGCTATTTCAGCAAGACGATCCTTTACGTATTCTTTATCGAAGTTTTCTTTTATGTATGTTATTTGTTCAGCAGTTATTGTAAGATACGGTTCCATACCGTAAAATTGTTGGAAGTAATCTTGATCCACGAAACACCATTTTAATCTGTTGTATAAAAATTCCCCACACGGTCTCTAAGATTGTATACTATTTGATATTTCTTAATAAATTCATCTTGTGTATATGGAGTTGGTTCCTGATTTTCAAGAACAATATATCCATTAGGAAAACATTGTTTACTAGATGAAAATGTTATTACATATTTGTTATCAAAATTCTCACTTCTTCCGATGATACAATCCCATTTATCAAGCGCTTCGTTTGCAGATTTTTCACTACCATCAAAATGAAATGCACTTAATTTGTTTCTAACAGGTTCAACCATAATAAAATCCATAACAATCATTTCCTCATAAGTTTTTTCTTAAAATCTTTTAACCAATCTGAATCATTTTCATTCTCATTTATATCCCAATACGTTTTACCATCCTTTGAAGATGTCCAATTATCAGATACTTCATCTTCTATTGGCATTAGAATTTCTTGCAATGAATCTAAATCACCATGAGTTGCTGCAATATGATCCTTTATTTGTTTCCTACTCTTTCTGTGAGCATGAACTTTATCGTATTTTTCAGATGAACCTGTATTGCCTATTATTGAATTTTTTCTATATGACCGGCTCATAGTAAACCTTTTAGTTAAACATTAAATATCAATATCTTTCCAATCGCCCTTTGCAATAGTCTTGGTTGCCCACTTACCCATTATATTTGCATGTTGAAAGTAGTTATCATCTATAACTGTTTCTAGCAAATTACTTTCAAACATGAAAGGCCTGCCTGAAATCTTTGTCATAAATTCCCCACCTTGACCCATCTTTCTATCTCTGAATTTCATTTCTTTACCAAAACCAGGATAAGAATTTTTACAATTATTTGTTCCGATTAAAATTGATCCTTCGCCACCTTTCGGTATAAACAATACCGAATCTTGTTGGTATTTATTCCCAAGATTTTCAAGATCGGTACGCAAAGATCCTTTATCACGAATATCAACAACGAAATATACATTTTCTCTAACTTCTTTTGCATCCGGTGTTCCATAATTTTCAATATAAGCACCATGAACTGCAGTTACACCGTAGCCCATCATTTGAAGATTTGCGTATAATTGCCTATTTCTTTTTTGATTATCCACCTTTGTGTATGGTTTATCTTCTGGACCAGCACAACCTTCTTTTGAACGGAATGCAGTTATAGTACCACAATCGTGTTCTTCCATATGTTTTGATAAACGAGCAAGACCACTTTCGTTTAATTGTTTATCTGGTAATAAATGTTTTAACTTTGCCATATTTTCTCTCTGTTATGAAAATCATTTTAGTATAAATATACAAATCATTTTTTATCCGTTGAACCAAATCCACCATCGCCTCTATTAGTATCAGACAACTCTTGAACTTCTTCAAAATAAACCTTTGGGTATGGTAGAATTATCAACTGAGCAACTTTATCACCAACAACTGGAATGTGATTCTCAACATAAGTTTCATGTGTTGGTTTTTCAAATCTAACGAGTATCTCACCACGATAATTTGAATCAATAACGCCAACTGAATTTTTTAGGGAAACACCAGATGGTGCCTTTGTGATTGAACTTCTTGGGAAAAGAAGACCAACATGACCAGTTGGAATTTCCACTGCAATACCTGTCCCGTATTCCATGAATGTATCAGTAAATCTAAATGATGTTGCAGTTAAATCCAAACCTGCATCACCGTTTTGAGCATACTCCGGTGTTACTGCTTTTGGTACTAATTTACGAAATTTAACGGTTAAATCCAAATTATTTTTGTAATTTAATTTGTAATTTGGGAACCACTTGCCAACTAAACTCATATTATCCTCCTACATTCCAAAATAAAGCATCATCAGATGCCCGTTCCTTAATAAATGACCAAACTTTTGAATCGTAATAATCCGAAGATGCAAACGGTGGTTTCTCTGCGGGTTTACATTTTTGTGCGAATTTATATTTCGATATGAAAATTTCTGCCCTACCTTTTTCTCTATCGGTAGTATTGTGTCCAACTCTAACACCATATACTTTTGCATCTGGCCATGCCTTCTGCAAACCTCTTGAAAGAACACCTGAACTTATACATGACCAAACTTCTTTTGGTTGTATAGGAAGTGAACTTGCAATTCTAGCAACTTCATCTATAACAACAGGATGGTCAAGCCCAAACGGTAGTAATTGTGTACCAGGCGTTTCTACTGCATACTTTTTAGCAACGTGTTGAATGTGTGTGAGAAATCCCATAGGAACTTCTATAATGTTTGCACCAATAGAAATTGCTTCTTCGGTTAAAGGTAGATGTTTTCCTTTCGGAATGATAACTGTTGCCTTCAATCCCAAGTCTCTACAAACATAAGCAAGTGCAACTTGAGCATAGCCAACTCTCGGTGAAGCATAAACCCATTCCCTTACATGAGATTGCGATTGTAGATAACGATATAAAAATCTTCTTTTTGTTCCACCAGGAAGTAAGTCATCACGTACTACCCAAATGTTTTCATGTCTTTCAATGACAACATCAGGTAAAGTTATTGTGACATCTTTCGTATTATATTGAAAGAAGTCTGACATAAATCACCTTACATACTATTAATAAGACTTTGATAGTAAGATTTTTGTTGAACTCCAATAACAGTCTCAACTACTGAACCGTTTTTTTCAAATACTATTGTTGGAACCGCACGAACACCATATTCTTGTGCTATGTCAATGTTATCATCAATATCAATTATTTGATAGCCGACTGTTGGGTTTTGGGAACTCAACTCTCTCATAATAGGAGACAGTTGCTTACATGGTTGGCACCATGTTGCAGTGAAATGTTTAATTGTAGTCATAAATTATATTAATTGTTTGTTCAAAAACTTGTTTCAAATATACATATTTTTTCAATAATAGACAAGCAAAAAATTACTTACCTAGTTTTATTTTTATGAAAATATCATCATCATAAGATTTTTTAACAGGACTACTCAATTTAGCAACAGCAAGTAAATTCTTTGAATCATCGTAAAGACCAATTGAGGTTAGATATGTAACTGGCTGATTGGCAAAACAATTATACTTTAACTGATAATCTTCATAAATTTTCAAAGCAGTTGGATTGTTTGAATAATTTGCTTCCGTGTATGGCAATCTAACATAATAATAATTGGTTCCATAATGTTTTATTCTACGACTTTTCATGGATTGACCAGCTGCCGCTGCACCACTTATAGAAGTAAACAACTTAAATGCATTATCACCTGCAATATTACTTCCTGTTACAGTATTAAAAGATAAATATTCATTTAATTGTGTTGAGTTCAAAACAACCAATCCTTGAGCAGGATAAACTTTTCCATATGTTGTCAAGTTTGTATTTGTTATTATACTACCAGTTCCACTATTATGTATTCCATTGTCTAAACTTCCACTAACTAAATCGTATGATGCATAAGGATCCTCAACACAATATGTATCATTCACATATATTGAATTATCAACCAATGAAAGTATACGTGGGTTTGATCCAGAAACTTTAACATTACTTCCTGTATGTACATCATTATTAAAATAACTTCCTGATAATTGTGCCAAATTTAATTCAAAATTACCAATATCTAATCTATCACCGAAATGATGTCTATTGAATTTAATAACATATACATCGTTTGGAATATCAATTATACCAGTATTAAATGATACAAATCCGGGAGAAGATTCATCTAATGCCATTAATCTATATTGAGTATAAATACCTTTAGTTAATGACTTATTATTATTTTCTGAATCAAATAAAGATCCTGAACCGTTGTTGTCACCATACCATACGGAGAAATACGGTTTAGATTTATCACAATCATTGCAACCGACTATCTCATAATAGTAATTTTTTAATGAAGCAGTTTGAAACGAACTTGTTGAATAACAATCAACATATTCTTGTGAATTGAATAAACCTTTTGTTTCAGTTTCAATGTGACCCTTTATCATATCATTTTCTGCAAATGAATGGTATATGTAAGTATCTCTATCTTCAAAATCAACACTCT